TCTTAATGATAATGGCTATATAGTAATTAGTGTCAATGGCACTAGGTATTTTGCTCATCGTATGATTTGGATATACCATAATGGTGAAATAGATAAAGATTTATGTGTTGACCATATCAACGGAAACAAGGATGACAATAGTATTGGCAATTTAAGACTTGTTACAAACCAAGAGAATAGTTTTAATAGACCTAATGCAAAAGGATACTATTGGAATAAGCCTACTAATAAGTTTAAAGCGGAAATAAAACTCAATGGAAAAAAGACAAGTCTTGGCAGTTATGATAACGAGAGAGAAGCGAGAAAGGCGTACCTAAATGCAAAAGAAAAATACCACAGGATTGAATTGCACTAATGTCAAAGATAACTAAATCAGCACGAAACCAAGCATGTACTATCAGACTAGATGGATGCTATGGTGGTCCTAATAATGAAACAGTGGTGTTGGCTCATCTTAATGGTGGTGGTATGGGCGCTAAGTGTCTTGATATCCATGGTGCTTATTGTTGTCATTCTTGTCATGATGTTCTTGATGGGCGTGTACAAACTGATTATTCACAAGAATTTCTACTATTGAGTCACCTAATGGGTATGAAACGAACACAAGAGATTTTAGTTAGTAAGGGATTGATGTGAAACGAGTTATTGAAAGAACCAAGCCTAAGCAACACATACTTGAATCAATGATACAGGCTCACTTTAAAGAGTATCCTGATTCAGACAAGGCTATCATAGAGATAAAGGATGATAAAGAATCACGCTCAGTAAAGCAGAACAGATTGTATTGGGAGTGGATAAGCGTAATAGGTGGAGAGTTGGGTTATACTAAAGACGAAACACATGTTATATTAAGAGACAAGTTCTTAGGTTATACTGAAACTACAACAAAGTTGAGTGTTATCAAAGAGTTACGAAGCACAACAAAACTAAAGGTCAAAGAGTTTAAAGATTACCTTGAGCAGATAGACATACTAATGTCTGAGTACGGGATTATCTTACCTAGACCTGAAGACTTGTATTATGAATCAATGGGAATAAAGAGATGACAGCTAAGAAAACAGATAACTTCCTTCCAATAGGGAGACCAACTAAATACAATGAAGAGATTCAGGCTAAAGCAGATGAGTATTTAACTAAGTGGGAAGGCTTAAAAGAGGCTGTTCCTACAATAGCAGGATTGTGTTTATACATAGACACACCTAAGACAACAATGTTCGATTGGGGCAAGAAGTTTCCTGAGTTTTCGACCACGTTAGGCAAAGTACAGCTAACACAAGAGCATACTCTAGTGAATAAAGGCTTGAAAAACGAGATTAACGCCAACATCGGAAAGTTCATGATGTACAACCATGGCTATAAAGAAAAGACAGAGCAAGACCTAATGTCAAGCGATGGAAGTATGAAGCAACCGACTAAGATTCAATTAGTAGGTGTTAGAGCAGATGATAAAGACGCAGATGATAAAGACTGAAGAAGAGGTTGAAGTATTAGAAGAAGAAGTATTATCTGTTTCTATCCCTGATAAGTTAGTACCTGTCTTTGAGGGTGAAGCTAGATATAGAGGCTCATGGGGTGGACGTGGTTCTGCCAAGACAAGAACCTTTGCATTAATGACAGCAGTGAAAGGTTATCTGTGGGGTCAAGATGGAAGGTCAGGTCAGATACTATGTGGTCGTGAGTTTATGAACTCATTAGAAGACTCATCACTAGAAGAGATTAAGCAAGCAATACGCTCAGTTCCTATTCTTAACGATTACTATGAAGTGGGCGAGAAGTACATCAGGTCTAAAGATGGTCATATCTCATATACATTCGTAGGACTAAGACGTTCACTTGATGCTATCAAATCTAAGGCTCGTATCTTATTAGCGTGGGTAGATGAAGCTGAGGGTGTAAGTGATATGGCATGGTCTAAACTTATCCCAACTGTTCGTGAAGAAGGCTCAGAGGTATGGGTTACATGGAATCCTGAGAGTAAGTATTCAGCAACACATGAAAGATTCAGAACCAATCCTCCTGATGGCTCTAAGATAGTAGAGATGAATTGGTCAGACAACAAGTGGTTTCCTGAAGTGTTAGAGATAGAAAGACTAGAAGATAAGAAGAAACGTCCTGATATGTATAAACATATTTGGGAAGGCGGATTCCTAATATTCAGTGAAGGCTCTTACTATACGACAGAGATGCGCAGATGTGAAGAAGAAGGCAGAATCGGTAAGGTTAGATACAGTAGAGATAAGCCTGTCATTACAGCATGGGATTTAGGTGTAGGTGATTCAACTGCTATATGGTTTGCTCAGTACATTGGCACAGAGGTTCATATCATTGATTACTACGAGGCATCAGGTGTTGGACTAGACCACTATGCTAAAGTATTACAAGATAAAGGCTATGTCTATGAACAGCACATTTTGCCACATGACGTTAGAGTGAGAGAATTAGGCTCAGGTAAGTCAAGGCTAGAGGTATTAGATAGCCTAGGTATTAGGAACGTAGAGATTGCTCCTATGCTTATGGTTGATGATGGTATTCAGGCAGTGCGTTCACTACTAGACAAATGTTGGTTCGATGAGGTTAAGTGTGAGAAAGGCGTAGATTGTTTAATCAACTATTCTCGTGATTATGATGAGAACGGTAAGACTTGGCGCTCACGACCTAGACATGATTGGTCATCTCATGGAGCAGATGCTTTCAGATACCTAGCAATCGGCTACAGACCTATGGCAGAGTCATGGGGTAAGTCAATCAAAAGAAACGTAAAGGGCATTGTGTGATATGGTAAGATAGCGCCTATATTTGTCATATTCAGGTCTGCTTTATGGGTTTATTCGATGCTTTACTAAGTCAAGAGGGTGTTAATTTAACAGGTGGTGGCACGGTTTATGACCCAACTCAAAATAATTGGGAGACACGATTTGATGAACAAGGTAATGCTTACCAAGCACAAGTAGGCACACCTCTACACCCAGGACACACATCAGAGAACTCAGGTCCTATGTTTGCTACACCTGAGTTTACATCGGGATTATTAGATGCTCCAACAGAAACAATCGACTTAGGAAGACAACAAGTTGTACAGCCTTCACCACAAATGATGCAACCTGTACCGCAATCATCATTCATGCCAGGCAGTCAAGAGTCAATGGCTCAGAACCAACAAGCAACTATTGCACCATGGCTACCTGAACAAACAGATTACACTGATGCTCGTAATGTTATGGGCGCTTACCAAGGTGGTGAGAGAATTGCACAAAGAGATACAGGCACATTCCAAGACTTAACACCTAACGTAGACCCATCTCAAGCTATGGAAATGATGGCTAACTTCAAGGCAGAAGGTAAAGCACTATCAGAAACTCAGTTTGCTGATGCTATGAACAAGATTGGCATGGGCGACTTCATGAATCAATATCGCTCTCAGTTAGATAATATAGATGAATCACTTGCAGACAGAGACTCATTCGGTAACATCATTCCTGATGCTAATGCTTACGAGCAAGACATTGACCAAGCACTAAACAAAGCAGACAGATTCCAATGGGATAGTTCAGCTAAAGAAGCTAATACCCGCAGACTTGGCTATGACCCAATGACAGAAATGCACAAAGTCAACGGAACTACACCTAATGTTATTCCTGAGCCTGAAGCATTCAAACCTGACCCAACTGCTACCGACTTTTGGAATGAGGGTGCTGAGATGGACTTCAATATTAAGCAAGGTATCGCTAAAGTTATGGGTGTTGGTGAAGATATTGTTGATAAAGTAATGCCTATGTTGGGCGATACAACGCCTGCTATCCTGATGAATGAAAACCATCCTAGAAACCAAGAGGCTAAAGACTTATTCTTGAATCTTACTAGAGGTGCTGCTCAAGGTTTATTACATGACCTGCCACAAGGAACTATCGACTTAGGTGTTGATGCTATTAACTATGGCGCTAATAAATTAGGCTCTGATGATGTAATTGATACAGAGAAGTCATCTAAGTTATGGGATATGGGTTACTCTGAAGACCAACAAAAGGAATTTGAAGACAGTACGGCATACAACTTAACCAAGTTTGGTTCGCAGTTAGTTGGTGGTTATGGCGCACTTGCTAAAGTTATGGGTAATGCCAATAGTGCTAGTAAGTTCACTAGATTCTTGAAAGAGGCTGTTGCAGTATCAGTACCAGGTGGAACGCTTGATGTAACTGAAGGTAATATCTCTGACTTAGTCAACACTACAGAATATAAGAATGCTGTTACTGAGATGATGGGTTCTAAGGTTGGTGACGATGCTTCTGCTGAAGAGCGCTTTGTTGCTAGATTAAAGAACATGGGCGAGGAATTAACGCTTGGTATGTCTATCCCTGCTTTATACGGATTAGCTAAAGCTACCAAGAGCGCATTAACCGACCCACAAGCAATGACCAAGTTCATGGAGAATATGCCGGGTTTAACACCACCTGTAGAGAAGAATATTATTCAGGACGGTGGTTTATTAAGGCAAGAGCCTGTTGATTCGCAAACAAGAATTGTGTTAAATCAACAGAAGGCAGATGTTAAGGCTCAAGCTCAAGCTCAACAACAAGCTCAGTTTGATACAAAACCTAAAGCAGAGGTTGATGAAGCAGGGTTTTATTCAAGAGCAGAGCAAGCAGCATTAGACCTAAATCAAGTAATCAATAGTCCTGACGATATTAAGAGATACCTTAGTAAGCAAGGCGTTAC